GACAATCCTTCCTTTTCAGGGACAATTCATTTTTCTTGGGACAATAATAAATATTTATTACTAGTATCGTGTTAATATTCTGCTAAAAAGTAAAAAAAAGAAATCTTGCAGCAAAACCTCTAAACTTTATTTCATCTATGCTAAGTAAGACTTTTCAAGAACCAACAAGTTTTATATTTTTACTCGCCAAAAACAGCCTAAGGAGTTCATAATCATCTTGCCATTTTTGTTTTCTTATCTTTTCAATACAATAGTAATGAATCTCTCTTCCTACTATATCGACTCGTTTGCATTTTCGCAAGGATTTTCCACAATGGACACAAGGATGATTCATGTTTATTATTTTTCAAGATAAGTAAAACAGAATTTAAACGTCAACCATTTTGTTGTTCATCCCAAGAGTAACACGTAGCCAAAGTTTTTTCACAATCAGGATTTTGTCAGGTTCAGACGTTTGGTTTATGTATAATCTGAAATCTTCTTCTGCTCCCATGGTATATCTATCATAGTTAAACTTTTTAAAATATTTGCATCGTAATGCAAACAACCCAAGCACCATATGATTACAACCAGTTTCAAAAGTACAAACATTGTAATCCCTAAAGAAAACATCTTTATCAGGATGATCTAAAACCGTCTTAAAAAAGTCGTCCTTAAACAAAAGATAACGTCCAGTAATCTTGATTATCATGTCATCCTCTTGTATGTCAAATTTTTCAATAACCTTTCTAATATCAATAATCTCTCGTTGACCTTTATGTAATATATTATCACCAACAATTATTCTACTGTTATCGTTTGTATACAACACAGGACAATTAAACACATCAAGATAACTTGCGTTCTCCCTGCTATTTTCTACAATAATAGGCTTTATAGATTTTGGACACAAATTCAGAACATTGGCAATTCCTAAATAATATTCTTGTCGTCTCCTGTCAGACCAAGTCGCTCCGCCATTATTGTCAATACAACATGTAATAATAAGAAACGTAGACATTTTATTTTATTTTTTCTTATACAAAGATATTTTTATTTTTTAAATGTTGGTAACTATGAGATGGAGGAAAGCCTTTTGGATAATCAACCGTCTGGCTTGATCTAAGGTTTCCCCTTTTCTTAGGTTTGTATTCTGCAATTACTACATCGCTTGATGTATAACTATAAGGATCAAAAGCAGTCCTATATACTTCTGTCTTATCATTTTTTTTCATAATAGGTTGAACGCCTCTGAGATTACCTTTTTTACCCTTTGGTTTAACTTCATCACTTTGTCGTTTGGTTTTAAAAATCCCTGAACCTGTTCCAAACCCCTTTACATATTCATCTTCATTTGCTAAAGTATTTATGATGGCGCTTCCAAGTGAATGCCCAATAAGAGTTTTTTTTGCACCCTTGTATTTACCTCGTACCTTTGTCATTACATCTTCTGCCTCCTTGTAACGATTTGTTTGCTTTAATCCAGATTGCCCAAGAAGTCCTAAATAAGCGTCTGTTCCAAGATCACGAATATTAAACATATCTGTTCCAGCAACTGACATTACAACGTTTCTTTCGTTTGGATTATAAAACACCTTGTTTTCTTTAGTTGACAATTCTTTATCATAAGTATACCCATAAGGTTCAAGTTTATTCATTACAACATCTTCATCTTGTGCGTATGAAACATCTAAACCAACCTGTAATGGCATTCGTTGATAAGGAGATGGTGTTGGCACTGATGAAGGAACAGATGTTTGTTCTGAAACAGATTCATTTTTTGGATGTTCTCTTGGTGGCTGTTTATTAGATGCCTGGATTTGTGTATTACGTTGCCCAATAAGTTCAGATGGTGTTAACGTCTTATACCTAAAACTATCACCATAAATTCTATAACGTGTATCACGATTCAGCGTATCATACATCTTTTGTTTTATACTATTCTTCTATAATAACTTCATCTTGATTATAAAATATTCGCTGTGTATTAATGTTTATAAATAAGTAGTCATGTGGATTTTGATATAATTCTAGCAAATTATCAGCAGTATCCTTATCTTGCTCCAGACACTCACTTACAAGTTTTTCCCACTCGATCTTATTTTGTTTAAAAACTAAGATATTGCTGTATAACTTACGTATAGCCAATGGTGTTGAAACCCATGACTGGATTAAAAAAATCTGACACAATTTAAGGTGTCGTCGGTTGAATGACATTTTTTTGAGTAATTGTTGGATATCGTTGTTTTTCAAAGAAATACCTACGTCGTCGAAAACAACGAGGCTCGTCTTTTTGTTTAATGAATTCTTTTCAATATCGTTGTATATTGATTGAAGATTTTCATAAGTCAACTCGTCAAATAAACGATCAGGATGATGCTTTTCGAAAATATTATTTTTAAGACTATTTCGACTTTGAACTGGCATGATAATATAAACAAAATCAAAACATTTGTAATAAATTTTATCGTCTCCTTTCTGGCTTAGAAGACTTATTAACATGCTTGTTTTTCCTGATGCTGGTTTTCCCAAAATTGCAGTCGTATTAAAAACATTTAGAAAACTAAATTGTGGGTATTCGTTAAGGTGGCCTGTGAGATTGTAATCACAAACAAACTCAGGTGGCTTTATTTTCAATTTGTTAGTTTTTTTTATTCGCAACATATATCATATAACATGAAAAAAACTTCAAAGTCTAAAATTAATGAAGATGATATTGAGGTAATGGTGCAAAAATATATTGAAAAACATTACCCACGCCGCAGGGTTTCAAATTTAGGTGGCACCAATATGAATTTTAAACCAAAACAAGAACGAGAACAAAAACAACAGTCACGTCCATCATCAAACCGTATTGTAAACAACATCAAGATAAATTTGACTAAACCAAAATCAAGTGGGGGAGGTCAACCAAAGGAAAAGAAAGAAATAGATGTTGCTAAAACGGAGAGAATGCTACAAGATCTTGAAAGACAAGATTTAGTGTTTCAACGGTCAAACTACGCATTTCAAAATCCAAACCTATTTGGTTTTAACAGAACAGATATTATTGAACATAATAGAAACATGAGTTCCGATAATTTTCAAAATGAAGTTAATCCTTATAATCTACAAAATGAAATAATTCGTGAAGCACCAATTCAAGAATCAACAAGACAAGAAGAACCTGCAATTATACAACAGAAAAAACAAGACGTAATCCCTAAGGAAAAGAAACCAACAAAAAAAGAGAGGGAAAGAGATTTTTATACAGAATCATCTCCACGTAGTAAACAAACATCTATCGAGGATTTTTATAGAACAGAACAACCACCACAGGTAGGACGTGCAGGGCTAAACATTTATACACAACCAGAAAATGTTTCCAATATATCAACGTTATCATCAGATTTTGGTCAGAGATTATCAGAACAAGGTTACACAGAACCTGACATATTGAATTCAATGGCTAAAGAAATAATATCACAAAGAGGAGAATCAGTAAGATCACGTGTTGGAAGAATAAACGAAGAATCAAGAACAAAAGAAGGACAAGAAAGAAAACCACGTGGAAGACCATCAGGAAGTAAAAATAAACCTAAAGAGGAATGATTAAACAAAATACGCAGACGATTCATTGGTTTCTCTTGGCTTTCTCTTAATAGGTTGATTTCCAATTTTGTTAACAATTACAATTGGTTTCTTTTGCCGTGCAACAATCTGGTTTATTGCCGAGTCATCACTATCGTATGAATTATAACCATCATCATCAACTTCTTCCATTTTTTGCTTAATTTTAGTCAATACCTTTTTCTTAGCCTCTTGTTTAGCAGTCATTTCTATTTTCTTTTCAAGTTTTTCGAGTTGCTTCTGTAATTCAACCTCTTTCATTGTTTGCTTCATTTCAAGTTTCTCAGGTGTAAGTTGAGGACGTCCACGCTTTCGTTTAGGAATTTCTGTAATAGGAACAACATTGACTGGTTCATCAACTTCAACATGAACTTCTTCTTTAGGAACTTCTACACTTTTAGACTTCTTCTTTTCAATCATAGCATTAAATGCCTGTATTTGCTTTTCAGTGCGAGGTTTCTTAACCTTTACAGGAGGTTCAGGAGTTTTTTCTAAAGATTCAACTTCTTCAACATTTTCGTTAATTATTTTTATTTTTCTTGGCATAGTTTAAAATAATGGAAGAAAATAAATTTTCAGAGACTTTTGATATTTCAAGATTTATCCAAGATGAACCATTTGAAAGTCTAATACAAAGGTTTGAAAATGACAGAACAATTGACAAAATAAAAAAGACTTCATCTGTAATGTCAGCAGAAGACTTTATTAAAAATACTAAAGCAATTCAAGATAATAAAACATCTAACCCAATAATAAAGAATGATTGAAGAATCAGAGGACTTTTACCAGATAGAAGAAAAATTTTTAGTAGTACTTGATAGTGCTATTCCTTCACAAGTATCTGCTTCAAATGCAACATTAGAACAGTCATTTATTAATAAATCAAATTTAGTGTTTGACTTGCAGACTCCAATACAGAAATCAATTGAGGATATTCAACTAAAGTGCTCAGTAAAATCTGCTATAATACCCAATAGCCAGTATTTAATAAATTCTACTAACTCTCTATTTGCAATATGCTTATTAGATGAAAATGGTTATCAAATAAATAATGGTGTGTTACCTATTAGATTGCCAATTGGTAACTACAACACTGAAAGTTTAAGAACAGCATTGCAATCATTAATAAACACTGAGGTTGATTCTGAAGGGTTTGCAGGTACTTCCTTTTCTGTTTCATATGATTCAATATCTTACACATATTTGTTTTTAATGCAAACAACAAGTGAAACTATAAAACAATTTTACTTATCATTTAGACCTAAAGATATTATAACAAACACAAGTGTATCACAACTTGGTACTATTTTAGGATTTTCCAATGATATTGTTTATGTGAGTGGATTTGAATCTTTTGGACAAGACACCAATGTTTATTTTTCAGACATAGATAAAGTAGTTGAAGCACCATTCCCAAGCAATCTATCAGGACTTAGGTCAATTAATGTAATTTTACAAAATTACAATACAAATTCTATATCAGTAAAACCTTTTAAATCATTTATAGGTTATGCTGATAGTATTGTCAATTCTAATTTTAACAATTCAACATTAGTACAATTCTTTAGGAATAATATCATGTGTAATATTGTTTGTAATTCTAACCCCATGGAATACATTTATTATGAAAAACAATCCGATTTCTTTATTGAATTGAAAGAACCAACTTTAGGAAGAATCAACATAATGTTGGCTGACACATATGGAAATTTGCTTGAACTCAACAATCAAGATTGGACAATAACTTTAGAATTCACACTTTTGAAAAAGAAACAATTTAAGACAAAATCCTTTTATGAGTATTTAGCGAGAAGTTAAATTTTTTATATTTTGACATATTATAAACAATACAATGGCAACCGATAACTCGCAGTTTTTTCCCAATCGCAAGGCTCTTTCTCAAGAATTTAATTACACTCCCAAGCCGTCCAGCGTGAACGGAAGAACTTTTCGTGTTAGCGTCCCAAGTTCTAACGCTCCTACTTTCCTTGCAGGTCAGACTATGATTTTCAACATACCTTGTGCAAGACGTAATTGTGTATTAGATCCAAACTCTAGTTATATTCGTTACACTATTAAAAATACAACCACAACCCCTACTGCCGCAGCAACAGCCATTACATCAGCACCATTTTCTCAATTCTCTACACCAGGTTCAACTGCTGGAACAGTAAATTTTGGTGCAGGTCTTTTCGTAGATCATAACGCCTATTCAATTTTCAATACATCAACTCTTTATTCAGGAAGCAACATGATCGAATACATCAACGGCTGCAACATATTATATTCATATTTGCTTGACACGAATTTTTCTTACGCAAATGCTTTATCAAATTCACTACAATATGGCATGTATGTTCCTGATAGCAGTGTTCTTGAGGTAAGACGTGGAACACTTCTATCATCTGTAGCAACCTCAACAGCCAGTGCAACAGGAATTACAAGTGTAATTAATGAACAAAATACATTTTGCCTTCCGTTACTTAGTGGGCTTTTAGGCATTGGTTCGAGCGGTAAAATGGTTCCAATCTACGCAATAAACGATGTGTTACGCCTTGAAATTATACTCGAAAATCAAACTCAAGCATTTGTTCAATTAGGAACTTTTGCTTCTCCAACACCTTCTTACAGCGTTATCAACGCAGAACTTGAACTACAATTTATTGAATTGTCAGAAGAAGGAATGTCACTCGTCAATTCTACTGCTCCTTCGAATTCTCCAATGTTTATTGTTGGAAATTCATTTAGACACTATGTCCAGACTATTAAAAATGGAACTGTTGGACAATATTCCTGCCTTGTCCCAAGCAAACTCGCATCTTTAAAAGCACTTCACATGCTTTTCAGACGTAACACTGAAATATCCTCAGCAACTTCTTATAGTTTAAGCAGTCGTATCAATCCAAATTTAGACTATATAGTTTTGAAAATTTCTGGAACACAGATTCCTCAGAAGCCTATCACACTACAAGGTGTAAATACCACTGGAGGGTTTTCCGAGGGTCTAATCGAGTTGAACAAATGTTTCTCGTCTTTATTATCAACAGACAAAGCAAACTTGCTGATGACAACTAATTACAACGTAGCCATTTCTGCTAATACTGCAACAGGTGTTTTTGGAACTTCTACAGATTTACTATCGTATAGAAATGCTTTTGCAGCAGCGGTTGATTTGGAATTGTTCGGCACTAAAGACACCATCATTAATGGTCTTAATTGTCTTGCTGAAAGCATGTATTTCGAAGCAAATATTGCAACTGATCCAGGTGCAGATATTACTATTGATTTTTTTGCAAGTTTCGATAATTTGTTTATTATCGATCAGACAGGATATGTATCAAGCCGTGCTTAATTATCTTTCAAGATTAGATTTCATAACAGGTTTAGGCATCATAGAATCATGTGTTCCATTAGTTTTATGAACTTGATAGCCAACCTTTTTTCCTAGAATATTGTTACTCGCTTTCTTTGTAATAATAACTTCAGATGTTTTTTTGGATAGCATTCTTTTGATATTGCTAAAGAAAAGAATTTTTAAGATACATGGAAATCCTTAACTGGAGTAAATTGCATGATTAGCAAATAATTAGGCATGTCAGACTGTAATATACCGTTATTATTTGTAGATACTAATAAAGTAGATCCTGTCCCAGTATAAATGTTTATTGAAATTTGATCCACATCAGGCCTTAAAACCACAATTTCCTGATTTATAGACTTATCTGCGTTCATGTAACATATATGGTTTGTTGTTGTTGTGTTTTGTACGCTTGTTGACCGTGTAAAAAAACCCAACACATTTGAAGGGCTGTTATTAGTTTTCATACTTGACTGTAAAAGTAAAGTTGTCTCAATGTGACCACACCCAGTTGTATATGTCATGTTGACATTACTAACCGTGTCATAAGTATCAACAAAAAACGCTGGGTCTGTTACAAGGCTAAATCCCACTTTATAGTATTGATATTCTCGAGGCAAAATGCTAAACATTAGATTGTAGGTTGCCGAATTATTTGTACCTGCAATCTTCTCTTGCGAATTTATAACGAAACTGTATACTTGTTCTGGCATTGTTTTCTTAATATATTGTAAGATAATATAATAAAAATGCCTAAATACCTGACAAACACTACCTTTTTCAGCGATAATTTAGGAAGTCTTATACAAAATGGTATTGTCCAAACAAAAAAGGTTGTAGTAAATGGTGATTTGGAATTGAGTGGGTCAATAACGAATGGTTTAAACACTATATCATTTGCAGATGAAACCATAAACATTTTAAAAGACATTCATATATATGGTGTTGGATATATCGATTTGTCTGGTTCTTCGTATAACATCGCTGAACTTTTGGCACAATATGCAGCAGGTATCGGCATCCCTGCTTATCCTTCTATATCTTATGATGGTGACACCCTAACAACGTCAATAATTTACAGCATAGACCTTTCTGGTGCTTCATCAATTTTGTTTCCGTCAACTCAAGAGTTTTCATCACTTAAGTTAAGTGATAATTTGGTTTTGAATGATGATACAAGTATTTCGCAAAGCCAATTGACTCTTATTCCAGACATTGCAACAAATACAACCGATATAGATAATTTGAAATTAAAAACGACTAATATATCATTTGCTGGAACAACCACATCATTTGGTGGTAGTTGTACTTTTACTAATGCTCCAAATATGTCAGGGGCAAACATCAGCGATGGGACCATCCCAATAGCAAAAATTCAAGGGGTAGCAGTCAACCTAAACAGTAATCAGGTAATCACTGGAATAAAGCAACACACTGTAAATATAAGACTAGACGCTTCTTTGCTATGCGGTACATCAGGAGGTACAACGATTCTAAACTCAACATTAACCAAAATAAATTTTTTAAGTAATGTTTCAAGCGACATTGCAAACGATATCACAACAAACTCTAACAACATAACCACGAACACTAATAACATCACAACTAATACCAATAACATCACAACTAATACCAATAACATCACAACTAATACCAATAACATCACAACTAACACGAACAGCATAAATTCAATAAAAACAAAATTAACCGATGTAAGTTATGCCTCATCAAACACCGTAATCGCAAACACTCTAAACCTTACCAATATGGTCTTCACTGGAACACTTAATAATTTCACAAAAATAGACTTTAACAATGTTATTACACAATGTACGAGTTTGAATTCAAATTGTCAAAACCAAATAAACAATGCTGTTAATAAAGCAAATTCAGCACAGAACAAAGCAGACTCAGCAGATGAGAAAGCAGTAAATGCCTCAAACAAAGCCGATAGTGCCTTAACTTTAGCAGGAATAGCAAATGGAGCAGCAGGAGGAGCAGCGGCAATTGCAGCCGGAGCAGCGACGATTGCAGCAGGGGCTGTATCAGTCAACACGACACAACAAACAGAAATAGACGATTTACAGGTAGATGTCGCAGCACTTCAAGTTAAAACTACACAAATTTCTTACAACGCAGCAACTTCACGCACAACGGTAAGCCAAACCCTAAACGCTTCATTATTAGAAATAGGGGAATTGACCAGTGGATTTACCCAGACCGTAAATCAAGGGATAAAATTAGAAGGGATTTTAACGTGTAAAAGGGCAGTAAATATTGAGGGAACTCTGTACCTCGAGAATAACAATTCGATGATTATAGAAGGAATCATAAACCAGAACAATGCAGCCCCACCAAATAACGCCGAAAATCAATTTTTAGCCCCAACCAATATTTTAGGAACTCTAACCGTTTCTGGTAATCAATCCAATTCTGGAAATTTTACAACATCTGGAGCACAAACCTCTCTAAATTCAACCAACACACAAATAGGAACAACCACAGCGTCAACTTTAACCATAAACAGTAATACGACATGTAATGGTGACATTACTATGTTAACTAACAAAAACTTACGGTTAAAAAGTATTGTACCCATTTTATTGGATGACATCATGTTTGGTGATGCTGCTGGTACATACAACAACTATGACATCATTTTTAATATGGAACTGGTGGCTAACAGACCCTTAACACTTAATGCAAATTTTACACAGGGAACGAATGAAGTAAGAAACACATATTTAGGGTATAACGATACTTATACAACATATGCTTCGACATCAGCAACTATATCATCACCGTCATTGAATCTGACAGGCACCAATACAACTTTAACAACGACTGCCACAAACACAATAACAGGGGTGACAAATAATTTGACCTCAACAGGTACAACGACTATAAGCGGTTTGACTGTAAACGTCGATGGGACTTTTGTCAATATTGGTAACGTTTTAAGCACCAATATTCTATATGGCTCAACTTATATTCAGTCATTGTATTCCCCAGGAGGTGTTATAAATGCAGTTGGCGTTGCAATGCAGCAATTCGTTTAATAAAAATTATAAGTATAATAACAAATAATAAAAAATGAGTCTTCCTAATTGGAATATAGATTCAAGTTCAAACAAATTCACAGATACATACGTAAAAGGGTATGTTGATATTAGTGGAGGGGATATCATTTCAAGAAGCGGCAATTTGTATTTAGCACCAAATTCAAGCATTTACACAAGTGCTAACCAAATACAATTCAACGAAGATTTTCATTTTACCGACTTTATTGATAATGTGAATGTAATGGGGCAGTTGAAAAATACATATAATTCAGTTGAGTATGATCTTGGCTATCAATCCGAAAAAGTAGATCAATTAGTTGACGACGTCGCGACTCTGTCCCCAATCGTAAGCGATACACAATTCAAATGTACCAACTTTTATTACGATCAAGCACTTAACAGCACAATTTTTAGTAATAATGTTTCTTTTGGAAATTCTTCAATTAGTAGTATAGCAATAAACAATAGTAGTTTCGTAGCACTATCAGGAGCACAGTCCATAGATGGAGTGAAAACCTTTAATAGTGCGCCAGTCATGTCAGGGGCTTCAATAACAAATCTTTCAATCCCAGTAGGTAAAATAACAGGAACAGCAGTGGCCTTATCTGGAACACAAACCATAACTGCTACAAAAACTTTTTCAGTAGCACAAACTTTTCAAAATAATATCCGGTTAGATGGTGGCTTGGTTGTTAATAATGGAACTACAACGATAACAAATACACAACTCCAGCAGATTCCAAACTATTCAGCATCATCCGTAAAAACCACAGCAATGACATACACAGCATTAACAAATGCAACTCTTTTTAGTGGTCTTCTGCAATTTAGCGGTTCAATCAATGGATGGTCAGATGCTAATTTTTTTAACGCGATCAATAATACTAACACCTTAACGAGTCCAGCACAGACTCAGATTAACAATATTAATGCGGTTTCACTTTCCTCGGCAAATACATTCACAGGAAATCAAACATTTAATGGAGCAACAACAACAATATCAAACACATTAGCAACGTCTAACATAACTTTTTCAGGAAATCTAAACACAATACCAAGCGCTACATTTGCTTTTATTAATTCATTAACATCAAACGCACAAGCACAACTATCAAATTTAGCAACAAAATTAACTGCTATATCATATGAAGGTTCAAATACTACGACAACTATTGCAGGGGATTTAATCTTTTTAAATAATTTGAATTCTATCTCTGCGACTACATTTGGTTATTTATCAGGTGTTACGTCAGCAATTCAAACCCAATTAAATTCATTATCAACAAGAATCGCAACTTTTGAATTAGTAGGAACTATTATAATGTCTCCTTTAAGTGATATACACACAACATCAGGTAATAAATATTTACATTGCACAGGGCAAACAGTTAGTAGGTCAACTTATTCAGCATTATTTGCTAAAATTGGAACAAATTTTGGAGCAGGAGATGGTTCAACAACTTTTTCCGTTCCAAATTATCAAGGGTTATTTTTTAGAGGTATGGGGGGCCAAGTAATAAATGGAACAACATACACAGGGATTGCTGTTAATAATGCACAACAAGACGCAGTCCAAGACCATCAGCATAGTCCACAAAGTGGAGCATATTTAGGAACTTCAACATCAGCGTCAAATTCTGGGGGATATTTAAATTCGCCACTACAGCGACCAAATCAGTATAATTTTGATAATACAGGGGCAATGGTAAGTGGAAGAATAAGTAGCACAGAGACCAGACCTGTTAACGTTGGAATATACTACTACATCAAAACTTAAAATTATTTTCTTTAGAGATAATACAAAATAAATAAAATAAATGGACGGAGCCGACGCAATAAAATATATTTTGAAAAATAACATTGAGGGTGCTGTTATAGAATGTGGCGTATGTTACGGTTTATTCGAATACATATGGATTAAGGAACTTCTCGAACAAAAGGAAGTCCGAGACATTTATTTGTATGATACGTTTAAGGGATGCACCGAGCCAACCGAATTTGATTACACATGTGAAACTGCTACAATATACAGATTAACCAAACAAGAAACTTATAATTGGTGGCAGAATTGCAAAATTACAGATGATACCAATGGTATGTGTTATTGTCCTTTAGAAAAAGTAAAAGAGAATCTAGAGGGACTTGGTTATGATAATAGCCGTTTGCATTATGTTGAAGGTGATGTTCTTCAAACTTTAAAAGATAAGTCAACAATCCCAGAAAAAATTGCTATTCTCAGATTAGATACAGACTGGTATGAGTCAAGCAAGTATGAACTTGAACAAATGTATGACAATGTCGTAGATGGTGGTGTGATTATTTTTGACGATTATTTACACTGGGATGGGCAACGTCGTGCAACCGATGAGTTTTTTAAACAGCGTGGTTTAACTTATGAGCATGTTGACATCGGTAACGGAAAAACTACAGCCATTATTAAAAAGTCTCAACATATACTATAACAAAATGGAATGGATACAAGTTTATGATGGTGTGTTTTTTATTACAATATCCTCAATTGTGTTTGGCTTTTTTGGATTGTCTGTAAGATTCTGTTATAAATCTAAATGCAAAGAAGTATCTTTATGTGGATTTCATTTAATACGTGACACAGAAAATGAAGAGAAGATAGATGCTTTAGAAATGCAAAATCATAGACAAGAAGATGAGGAAAAAAATGAAATTTAATTTATCTCATCCATATATAAGTATTTAGGAAAATGAACTTTTCAAGATTCATGAAGTTTGTTGATTTAACTAAATCTCCTAACGATAAAGAGTTAATACAGAATGCAGTCAATGATTACTTATCATTTCAAAAGAAGTTTCAAGATATGGAATCAGAAGCAATAATTTATCGCATATCTTGTAAAGACAAATCAAAACCTGAATGCTATGTAGGTCACACGATGAAACCAATTACAACAAGAACATATCACCATATGAAGACATGTGAAAATCAAAAGTATAAATATCATAATAAGAGACTTTATCGTTTCATTAGATCTAACGGAGGGTTTTCAAACTTCGATATTCAAGTATTGGAGAATGGTTTAATGAGCAAATCACAGGCTCGTATTCGTGAGCAGTATTGGATTGAAAATTATAATCCTTGCCTTAATAAAATAGACTCATGCCAGAAATAATGAACCCCCAAATTTACAAGAAGGCTAAGAAGATGGCTGATAATGTGTATGAAAAATCATCTGCTTATAAGTCTGGTTACATTGTGAAAAAATATAAAGAATTAGGTGGAACTTACAGAGATGATAAAAATCCTAAGAATCTTAAAAGATGGTTTATGGAGGATTGGGAAGATATTGGTAATAAGTCTTATCCCACATACAGACCTACAAAAAGAATAAATAAACAAACTCCTTTGACACCTTCTGAAATCAAACCATCTAACTTGTTGAAACAAATTAACTTAAAGCAAAAATATAAAGGTAAACGGAACTTGCCAAAATTTGAAGAAAATATTTAGTAAATACAAATGATCACCAGAGTTGTAAAATCTAACAAGAAGGGTAAAAAGTTGACCGCAATACTTAGTAACGGTAAAGAGATTCATTTTGGATCTGATGTGAGCAATACTTACGCTGAAGGTGCCACAAAAGAAAAACGTGATAATTACTTTAAAAGGCACTTGGCTAACCCTGTTGAAAAAAGCCACGTTGAAAATCTTGTGATGAGCCCTGCTCTGCTCAGTGCTTACATTTTATGGAATACGCCAGACATGGACAAGAATATCAAAATCCTCAATGAAAAACTACGATCGAAGAATCTTTAGGAATTTTCCATAATTATATAATTCGTTTATTTTAGGAAAAAAAGAACTTAGAGAAATATATATAAGTATCACTAAAACAATAATGACAACCGAAAATAAAATTCAATGCGAATGCGGACACGTTAAATTGCTCTCAAAGTCAAACATCTCTGCTCATAGAAAGAGAACTGTTCATATCAAGAACATGGCAGCACTTAATGACAATTCTGAAAAACCTTTAGAAAACACGATTATTTGCCAAACTGTTACACAAAAGACAAAAGTTGTAAAGGAGAAGAAACAAGCCGCAGAAGTCAAAGAGCCCAAACAGAAGAATGTTAAAAAGTCCAAAGTTCCAAATGGATTTGTAAGAGAGATCAACAAAAAAATAAAACCATCAAGGAAGTTTATTCTGTCAATTACAAAAATTACAATTGTTAAACTTAACCACATTGAGAACTTCAAACATCAAATTATAAAGCAAGTTAATAATGACGACAAACTAAAGGAACTTCAAAATGTTATTGATGTATGTGTCAACACTATTGATTTACTCAAGGAAGAAATTTCAAACATGAATAAAGTTGTTGTTCTGCCTGTTAATGATAATCCAATTGATGATTCGTTTGAATGTTGGCAAACTTATGACAATTGTCCTATGATATGCTCTTTCAAATGGATGCAAAATATGAAAGAAACAATTGAAATGATTTCACATAAAAAAATGATAAATGAGATTGTTGGTGATATTATAGATGACGTATTTGAAAAAATAACTAATAGTATAAAAATTGAAATACAAGACGAAATACCATGTGAGCCAATAAACGAGATAATACGTAACAACAATCAAGAAAAGTCAAACACGTTATCTGAATATTTGAAAACAAACTATGGCTTTTCATTTGATGGTTTTGTTACCAGAATAGCAGTTCAAGTTCAGTATATGAATGTTTTCGTTTATGTATACAAAGGAGGATATAAAAAAGGTGATAAGCCTTATAAGACTCTTAAACAAGTATCAGCAGAACCATGCCGACTATTGTCATGCATTCTCGAGTATGTTTTTACTAATATGGAACATAAAAATTTAATAGTTGTAGATTTTACAGTAGATAAGAAAATACAGGATGATCTTGAAAAATTATGGTATGAAACACAAATAACAATGGATTCAAAAAAAGAAGTTATACCTCATGTAACACATATTGAAAAACAACGAAATTGAAAAACAACGAAATTGAAAAACAACGAAAAATATTAGGTTTCTAAATAGGACCTAAATAGAACCTAATAGGACCTAAATAGGTTTCTATTTTCTAGATGAAATATTCTGTGATTTCCATACTT